AGGGCAAAGTAATAAGGCTACTGCCCAAAGGTAGTTGTAGTTTCTACTGTGGTGCTTGTATTTATTGTTCTTGTTATTGTCGTTACTGTGTCTAAACCTGGTGTTATTAAAGTTTCTTGAAGAGAAAATGCTGATCCTGGAGTAGCTATTGTCCATCTTGGGACGGCTTCTAGATTTGGTGCTGTCCAACTAAAATTTACACCTCCAACTGTTTGTTCTGTAAGAGTGGTAGATGTAGGGTTGATGTAGTTATTTGTATCGGCACTTTCAATGTTATGTCCTGATGCAGAATAAGAATATCCTGTGCGGTACTGATAGCTAGTGATTGTCTCATTTATAACGGATTCCGAAGTACTTGAAGTTTGAGAACTTCCAGATCGAAATTGAGGCACTACTGGAACTGCAAGGGTTTTGACAGGTAGTAGCAATAATATTAATAGCCAAAATTTAGTCAATGGTAATACGAACAGTAGTGGAGCCTATACAACTAGTACCAGATCCTCCAGCAGTACAGGTATGTATTCCCGAGCTAACACTTGTAAGGGCGAGATTTCCAGCAGTCCCTCCAGAAATTACTGTTGTCTGTCCTCCAAGAACAGGAAGAGTTGCTATTCCAGAGCTAGGTGTTATAGCAGATTGTGTGGCATCTCCAGCTTGGTAACTTTCACTAAGAGAGAAAGCTGATCCAGCAGTTGTAACTGTTTTATTAGTAGCTGTAACTCCAGCCAATCCATTAGTGATGCTTGATAAGTTAAGACCACCGATTCCATTAGTAACAACACTATCTCCTGATCCTGTGGAAGTAGTTATATTATTTCCGCTTATGCTATAGCTGTTAGGAGCAGCATTAGTAATTACATAAGGCGAGTCTATGGAAATTTGTGCAGAGGTTACAAATTCTTGTTTAATATTTGCTAGTGCTACAGAAGGACTAAACAGGAATAAAAGTGCAATTAGTTTCTTCATTTTTTATCTTCTTTTTTGTTGACAACTTCCGCACCAAGAATTTTGATGGGTGTTTCTATTCTAATTGTTTGATAACCTCCTGACTGTGTAGCTAATAACGCTTCCACTTCTTTTTTATTCAATGGTTTTTCATCAGGCTTATATGTTCCATCACCACGTTTCTTAGCACCTTCAAGGCCAAAACTGGCTAACGCACCAGTTAGCAGAGAAGCAGGAAAAGTTATATCCTTGGGTTCGTTGCTATAGCCTGGTATAGAAACGTAGTTCAAGCTAACGATGAAACCACTCCACCCAACTACAACAAGCCTCACCACGACTGAGATAAAAGCCAATTGCTCTTCTTTGTCATTAATCCCCTCTTTAATTTTTTGGAGAGGGCCTTTTTTGACTTCTTCTGTCATAACTGAAGTTTATTAGTCATACTATACATAAATATAGCTTAAAAACAATGCCAGAGGTATATGGAGCGTTAATAGGAGCAGCAGCCACAGCTTTTCTCATGGTTCTTTCTAACGTAAGTAATCGCAGAGAACGAGATATTAGAGAATTATTTAATCGGTTAAATCAACTAGAAAGAGCAGTAAGTAAATTAGAAGGCCAGAATCGTTAATATTTGGTATGTTTGGGAAAGAACATACAAACTTATGTCTAAATTTTTAGTTAATTTGATAATCAAATTTGGAAGATCTGAGTCTTTGCGTAAAGCTGCCCTAATGCTTTTAAAAGATCTTGCAGCCAAATCAGACAATGATGTTGATGATGCAATCGTCAAGATGATTGAACAAAAATTATTTCCTGTCAAATGAAACTTAAAAAATTTCTCAACATTGAGATAGAACCAGCACCTCCTGAAGTGGAATTATCTGTTGAAATGAGATGTCGTGACAT